ATCTTTACATTGGAGACAGTAAGCTGAAATTGCACCTTGTATTCCGTTCAGGTTATTGGCGATTGTTAATGTGGGAGCCGAAGCCTTACCATCTGATCTCATTTCTAAACCAGAGACATCCAGACTAATAGCTTCAAACTCCTGACCCTGCCAAAAAATACTTTCCATTTGCTGATGGCCATGAAATCGAAGAATGCCAACTCCATACGAGCTGGCATCTAATTCATACAGGTGAATTAATCCACCTGGTTCAAGTTTCTGGAAGTCACTTTGTAAAGTCATGAGACCTCCTTAAGCTTGACCTGAAACAACTGGAGTATATTCAATAGTAATTTTTTTAGCAGCCAAGTCATATTTAAGGCTTAAAGTGTTTACATCTACCTGATAGAGATAAGCTGTGTTTAAGATCGTTTGAATTGCCCACTTTGTGATGTCAGCATCAAGTAAAGTCATACTTCCGTTTAAACCACCACCTGGTGTAACAGCAATATTCACTGAATCAGAAGGTCGATCATAATTAATCGCTAAAGTTTCAATTCTGCCAGCAGGCAAATTATTCCCGAAACTACGTGCATCTAATAATTGAGTGCGTAATTCACCGACAATATATGCTTCAGCAAGATCTAAAGTTTTAATAGCCATGTTTCTGCTCCAATAAGCAATAAAAAAGCTCCTTAAGGAGCCGTTGAGAAAAAATTATGGATAGAAAACTTGAGTAAATGTGGTTGTAATGCGCCACGTATCTCCACCCAAGCAAACAGGTTGATAATCCCCTGCTTTAACGCGCACTTCACCATCTAACGGCGAATCCCATAGAAAAGAATTAGCACCCTTGTGCTTATCAAAGAATGCTTTAATTTCCAAAATTTCAGCTTTCTTAGCTGTGCGCTGATAGGTCCATTCACCAGATCGATTGTTTATACCAATTGAAGTATTTTGTTCATATCCGTCACCAAATTTTGTTGATAACGTATTAAAACGTTGGGTTTGATTATTACCTTCAAGATCACACTCAAAGGTAAATTTTAAGTCACTCATGATTATTTCTCACAAAAAAAGCCCGCAATAAGCGAGCTTTTAAGGACCATAACTAAAGTATGACCATATTAATTAAACTATACCCCAATTAACGGAAAAGTGGAAACAGTTCAGGCGTTACTTAGATAACAAACCACCTTGTCTTTGTTCCTGGCGAATAATAGTTCTTACTGCATTACCAATCATTTGGCCCAATTGTTTTGAGTCGTTTTCTGTCTCTGTTTTACTTGTGCCATCGGCATTAACAGTGACATACACATTTATTGGCTTTTCGTTCGTATTCAATTGAGATTGATTAGAGTTGATTGCCTCAAACTGTCTAGACTCTCTACGTATTGCAATAGCATCAGACTGATTATTAGAAACGTAACCTCCGTTCGCATAACCACTTGGATTGCTTTGACGCATACTTTCAACAACGCTAACACCACCCCAGCGTTTAATATCTTCTTGCGACCAAACAACCTCACCTTTATGCACAATCCCTGCAGGAGTGTGTTTAAGACCATTACCGGTATAACCGCCATCAGAGAAGCCAGCAATTGTTTGGGCTGCAATTAGTCCAACTGAGGCATACCCTAAACCGCGTACAACGGCGGCAGCAGGAATACCTAATACCGGCCCCAACTCTAATGCTTTTGCAGCCGCTAATTCTGTACTGATAATACCTTGAGCAATGGCAATACCTTGTTGAACAAAAAACATAGCTTTATAAGCAGAACTTTGTTCACCAGCAGATTCTTTTACCATCGCAGTCATATTTCCCCAAACCGTAGAAGCTTGAGACAATAACTGGCCATATACTTCCATTTCAGCTTGACGGGCATTTTTCTGGAGTTCTTGTTCCATCAATGTATATTTTTCATTGATGGCATACTTTTGTTGACGAAATAGCTCTTCAGCATCTAATAAGGCCTGGAAGCGCTTCTCTTCGTCAACGATTGTTTTATCTTCTGAGATCGCTTTAACATTTGACGAATATGCATCATTAGCATTTTGCATTTCATCACTATATTGATTCTGTAGATTCCATGAATCATATTGCGAAGAAGTTAGGTTCTTTTTAGCTAGTAAATTAATAACATCTGATTGTGGTATTGAGGCTTGCTCATACATTGTTTTTCGATACTCCTCCAATTTTTGCTTTTGAAGTTTTCTGTACTCAGAAATTTCATAATCAAACATTGCATTAACAGCTTTGATTCGAATTTCTTTTTCAGTTTCAGAGTATTCAGTTGATGCTTTGATTTGAAGTAATTTAATCTGCTTTTGTTTTTCCAGCTTTTGAACTTCATTTAAACGGAACTCATTTAATTCAAATTCAAGTTGTTCAGCGTTTAACTCCTTTTGAGCATTGTAACGTGCTGTTTCTTTATCCGTGAGTTGCTTTAACTCTGCATCTTTAAAATGTAACTTTAACTCACCAATTCTTTTTAAATATTCTTTCTCTGCAAGCGTATCTTTATCTCGATACTGATCACGTAGCTTTTCAGTTTCCTCTTGCGTTTTAAGAAATTGATTAAGGTAGGAATCGAAATCTTTTTCAGAGACTCCTTTCATATCAAAACCATTTGATCCAGCAATATATCCTTTAACGTTTTTAACGTACTGTCTATTTACAGGACCAATATTGGTACCTTTTTCTACGTTACCTTCACCAGCATGATAGGCAGAAATTGCTTGATCCCAATTGCCGAACTTTTTAAATAAAAAGTTAAGATATTTCGCAGCTGCTTCTGCAGCTTTGCCAGTATCAAAAACTTCTTTACCAACTAATCCCCACCGCTTAGCGGTACCATCCAACATCTGGAACCCACCTTTGGCTTTCCCGTATTTTGTATTCGGACCAATAACGTTTGCATCACCCCTGCTTTCTTGCATGTTGATTGCTGATAGCAGGCCAGGCAATAAGTCATATTTAGATTCAAGATCGGAAAAATTATACTTTGAGGCGTTAGATTTAACTTGGGAGTTAACAGCTAAAACTTTTTGCTGTTTCTCAAGTTCCTTGGTTTGCTGTCTCTTAGAAGCGGTAATATCCTCCTCAAGCTTTTTAAGCTCTTGCACCTTATCAAAGTTTTTTTGGAATATTGCCCATTCATCTTTAGTTAAACTGCGAGTTTTAGGGATTTTGTTGTTATCGTAAAAATCTGATAACGCCTTACCCATTTCCAGTCCATGACTTTTAATGTTGATCGTTAAAAAATCAGTATCTAAGTTTTTTTGATCATACATTTCTTTCAGTGACTTTTGCGCCTCATCTGCTGCTTGTTTTGTATTTTTAATTGCATCAGCATGTTTTTGCTGTTCAATAGCTGCATTCTGAGCCTTATTACCAGATATGGTTACTTCAATACCAAACAATTTAATTGCTGTTTTGGTCTTATCGGCTTTATCGTATGCATCCTTATATTTTTCAATTTGTTCTTCAAGTGCCTGTCTTAAGCTAGGTGGTAATTTCACTTTCGCTAGTTGTTGCAAAGCTTCTTGATAACTAATGGTTCCTAAACGCGCTTCATTTGAAATCCGAGCTACTTCAGCATTTCCTTGTGCATAATTCTGAATGTCGATTAACGCAGAACCTACCCGATATTCCATCTTTGTAAGCTCATCATTTTGAGCCTTGAATGCGGTTGTTAAGTCTTTAATTGCGTCTGTTTTGGCTTGACCTTGCAAATTTTTCAACTCCGTGGCTGATCGATTAGCCACCGCAGCTTGCTCCTCGAGCTTCTTATTTGCCTCTTCTGCCTTGTCTTTAAAATAAGTGTATGTTGCGGCCAAGGCTGAAACGCCCAAAGCGAGCGCACCAATTGGTCCACCAACAAGTCCTAAAGCTCCTTTTCCGAGTCGTCCTAATGTTGTTAAGGCTGTCACTTTTGTGGCATTGGCCTTAGTTTGTGCAGCTGCTAATGCTGTTTCAGCAGCAGCTAATTCTCGCGTTACCTGAGCCTCAATTTTCTTTAATTCGGCCATACGCGTAATTGATTGTGTGCGACCGACCGCATTCATTTGGGCTTTTAGTCTTTCAACTTCTAATGCTTTTTCAGCGGCTAGAACCTGCAATGTTGCTTGTGAATTTGCTATTTGCGCCTGAGCTGTTTTTACAGCAGCGGCTGCTTCAGCTGCATCTGCAATAACCTTTTCTTTGCTTGCTTTTACATTTGCGGCAGTTGCTGCAACATCGGCATATACCGCAACGGTTTTAGTAGCGATTGCCTTAGTTACAAGTCCAATCCCTAACACCAGTGCTCCATCAGAAATCAACTTTAAATTTGATGCAAGAAGCTGAATCGAATCAGCAAGCACATGAGCCGCACCGCTTCCCTTTCCTGACTCGCCGACAAATTTTGTGATCTCGTTATTTAAAAGAGTGAGTGATTGACCGATAGTGATATCTGTTTTTGCAAAAAGAGCATCAACGTCATCTTGAACATTTTTAAGGGCCTTAACAATTTCTTTTGATGTAATCTTCCCTTCAGCAGCAACTGAACGTAGTTGCCCTACAGTAATACCCATCCCTTGTGCGATCGCTTTTGCTAAGGCAGGGGTTTGCTCCATCACAGAGTTAAGCTCTTCACCTCTAAGTGTTCCACTAGCCAATGCTTGCCCAAATTGAACTAGTGCTGCATCAGCTGCTTGAGCACTTGCTCCACTAATTGCAACAGCTTTCGATACTGTTTCAGTTAAGCGGGCCGTTTCGTCCATGTTTATGTTTAGTGTTTTCGCATTGTCACTAAAACGCTGGTAGACCTGCAAAACCGAATTCCATGTCGCATAAGTTTTTTGAGCAATTCTAAATGTATCTTCAGTTGCTTTATTTAGCTCAACTTGATTCTTGGTTACTAACTTAAGTCTGTTCTGTAAGCCTGTATACTCATCCATTTTGGATATGGCCGCGCCAACCGTAACAAGACCTGCCATGTGTCCAGCAAGTGCTCTTGTTGCTACAGATAAACTATCCATGGACTTTGATGCAAAATCCCCTTTCTTTTCTATGCTGTCGAGTTCATTGCCTAGATTTCTTGCGTTTCGTTCCGCATTTTTCGAATCAATAGTAATGACTAGACGTGATTCTTGAGTCATCTTTAACTTTTCTCCAGGCAATAAAAAACCCGCTTTCGCGGGTTATTTGTTTAATTTGGACTAATTTCTTAGTGCTTTCTCACAGTATGGTGAGGCATTGATTAGCTTAGGATCTGGGCTGTATTGATAACTACCACCACCATAATATTTAACATTAAGTTCTAACTTGGTTTCGGTTTTGGACTTAATTGTTTGCTTTAAACCTGATTGTAAAATGATTTCATCACCATGTATTTTTAACTTTTCAAGAGAATCTTTACCATTCCAACTAGAACACATTAAGCCAGTGCCGTCTTTGTTGAATGAGTAAGTCACCGCATATGGACCATTATTGCCAGACCAAAAGCCACTTAGATCGGTAGTAGTGGGTATAACAGACATATACTGATTGTTCATCATATCCGTTGTGGCTGCACATCCGCCAAGAATTGAAGCTAAACCCAATAAAATAATCTTTTTCATGAAATTACCCATCTTTATTAATGGGTAAAATTTAACAGGTGGGAAATAAAAAAGCCACTCGATTGAGTGGCCTCTCTATTTTAAGCATGTAGTAGCTTTTCAGCACCAGCGGCCAAAAAAGCAGAGCGAGTTTTAAATCTTTTATCTTTACCAACATTATCATCAATCTTCCGAATTAATCGGCTTGGTAAAGTAACATTGATTTTTTCTGGTTTACCTAAGTAACGGCTAACATCAACTTCAGTAACTGCCCAGATCATACCTCTATAATCTTCTTGGTCAATAAACTTACTGACATCAGATGCTAAAGGAATCTCCTCTCCATCTTCTGCTAGGATTTCCAAGTGGCCAGAAATAGCCTCTTTAACATTCTCGATAGCTTCATATAATGTATCGCCTGCGCTGAAACACCCTGGAATATCTGGAACGGAGACACCAAAGGCTTCGGTGTCTGTACCTCTTTCAATAGCAATTGGATATAACATTGCACTCACCTCATGTACAAAATCGTACTGTGAAATAGGACTATATGAGTCTGATTGAAGCGGGTCAATTTAGACCCGCTTGCTTCAAAATGCTTTTAACAGTTCCGTTTGGTAAATCCTTTTTAGGATGAGGGATTGTTACTAATCCCTTTTTGGTTGGGTGTTTGAAGTGATGATGACTTCCTGAAACCCTAACCTCATACCAACCGTCTGCTTCAATCATTTTGATTAAATCCAGACTTTTCACACCGTCCCCTTGTTAACTTGATGAGTCAATTATAACCCTAGAGTTGTTTTTAGTAAATACCTCTAGGGTTATTTTTTTGTTGGACGCTTCATTTTTTTGTGAGAATCATCCAGAAAAATATTATCCATTGCAAAGATACAGTCGTTAAAAATATCTCTTTCGACTGGGATCTCATAATGATCACAATAGGCAGATATAGCTGCAATATCCAAAGCCAAGGGAATGCCTTGCTCATAACGCCTTGAACGGGAAATTACGTTATATGCTGAAAGAATGGCATTGGCTGTAAATGAGTATTCAGGCTTTTGGATGGTTTCAGCTATTTTTAAATTTAAGGCTTTTGCAATTGCTGTTTGTTTCTTGTTGTAGTCGCTCGCTTCTTCTTCTGAGTTGAACTTGGTCCAGTTGTAGAGGTTAATGACTTTCCCACTACTTCATCCTTATATGCATCAGCTTCTTTTTGGATATTTTCCGCCTCTTGTCTCACAAACAACCAAATTGCCACACCAAGATCGCCTAGATTCAACAACTTAATTGCATTTTCCTGCGAATATTCTGGTTCAGACACAATCAGTTCTTGATTTTCGGTTACTTCTTCAAAAACTACGCCTTTCCAGTCCTCAATTAAATGGCAGGCCGCAGCTTCAAGAAGCAATTCATGATATAGCTTGTCGTCTTTACTAGCTTTAGTTACATCATAACCTTTTGATGCAATCTGATTATTTGCACGCTCAAGGGCCACTTGATATGGTTTATATGAGATACCACGTACTTTAAATTCAGCTAATACATTCCCTTCACCATCAATATACTTACGCCATTTACTAACTGTTTTACTAGTCTGAATGCTTACTTTTAAAGCCATTTTAAACTCCAAAAAAAGCAGCCCTAAGGCTGCTATCAGATTGATTAAGACGCAGGAACTGCTGCTGGTGTACGAGTGATGGTTGGGGCTACTTCTACGACTTTATATTCGAATGAAGCATTTAAAAGATCTGAATTACCACCACTAGGTAATGGGGCAGTAATTTCAGCTTTAGGAATAAAAATTTCATATTTATTCCCATCTGTATCAGTGATTGGAACTTTTAATGAAATCGTTTTGTTAGTGAATTGCTTTTCATACATATCGGATGTATTGCGTGACCAAGCTGCGGTAAATGAACCTGTACCTGTTGCAAGCATTTCTAGGATTGCACGTGCATCAATACCACCACCTAAACAGCGTTGTAGCTGCATAGTGTTATCCCAATTAAATGTAAAAGCGGTCAAGCATGAAATCCCAGCTTGAGAAACGCCGTCAATTAAAATGTCACCTACAGAGACATTCGACATTTTAGGATTGTTATCTGCCGCTGTAATTGTTCCAGCCGGTGCTGAAGAAAAGTTTGTACGACCAAGAGCCATAAGGCCGAAAGTCATTGTAATTAAGCCAGCTTCAGGAATATCAATTCCAAAAGTGTTTACATGACATCCACGGAAAACATGGTAGTCATTAACATCTTCAAAGCCACGTAAAACAGAAAATGTTTGACGAAGTGTGCCACCAAAAGTTAATACATTTGACGACCAGTTATTAAAAGCAGCTGCAGCCATTAAGTCTTGAACTAATGAACTGTACTTCGCTTCACATTTTAATTCACCGGCATACTCTGCACCGGTAATCATTGATGAACGTGCAATACGGCCACTTGTGATTGAGTTAGAGTCTTCCTTTGTTACTGTCGCATCAAGGCCATTTTCAGTAAATTCAAAGGTCGTACGTGCGAAGGGTGAAGGTGTGGTACCAACAGTGGTTTCCTTCGCGATTTGTGTTATCTGACGTGCACCACTCGACATATCTATATACT